TGCATCTTGCCTTGATACACCTATTATATCTGCAGTGTATTGATGAACGTCTATTTTATTTTTTATGTCTTCCATACCTTGTTTATCTTGTGAAAGAAATACTGCAGTTCTAAATTCTAATTGTGCAAAGTCTACTTCTAATATCATACCATCTTTAAATCTAGACGTAACAACTTTTCTAATAGGAAATGTTTTACCTCTTGGTTGGTTTTGAAAATTAGGATCACGGCTAGATAGTCTACCAGTTGCAGTGATAGCTTGCATAAATTTAGGATGTAAAAATCCTTTTTCGTTTGTAAAATTTTTTAATCCTTCTACAAAAGTATTTAAATATGTATCAACTGCATTATGCCTAACTATTGCATCAATAAAATTTTTGAACTCACCCTCTGCTTCTGCTGCTATTTTATTTAATGTTATTCTATCTGTTCTAAATCCAGACTCTGCTATATCATATACACTTCTAGGCACTTGTCTAAATCCTGCAATCTTTGCCATAGGTGTATATAAATAACCATCACCATCACAGTCAGGACATTTAGTATAATTTTTATACGGACTACCATCTTTTTTTAATTTTTTTATAACACCTTTACCTTTGCATGTATGGCATTGTTGCGCAACAGTTTTATGTATAACTTCTGTATTATCTGAAACTAGATTCCTAAACTGTTGTCTTGAATATTGTGGTCTTCTTTTATTTTTACCAGTGCTTTTATCTATACCTACATTAAATATTTTAGCCCACTCTTTTTTATCTTTTGGTTTTTTAGAATATATTAACCAAGACAATTGTTCTGGACTAGATAAATTTATTTTTGTATCACCCATTTGTTTATATACTATCTTATCTATCTTTTGTTTTAAGTATGCAAACTCTGCACGATATTCTTTTTCTACACTATGTAATTCTTCTAAGTTAATATTAATTCCATTTCTTTCCATATCAGATAGCACAACTAAAAACTCATTCATCATCTTCAGAGTCATCAATAAACCCTTATTTTTAGCCATTTTTAGATCATTCATCTGTGAATCAAATAGTCTTCTAGTTATGGCAACGTCTATTTTACCATACTCTTCCACTACATCTGCAGGTATATCTTGAAATGGTATACCTCTATCTGTCCATTCTTTTATAGCACTATCTTTAGATCCTATTTTTCTTCTACGACAAGACATCTCAAGTGTTAAACTTTTTCTTATACCTCTATTAAGTATATACTCCCCTAACATAGTATCATAAACTCTACCTGTATATTTAAATCCAGATTCTAATAACCACATTAAATCAAATTTAATATTGTGACCTATAAGTAAAGTTGTTTTATCTAGTATAGATTGTATTTTATGGTAACAACCCTCATCAACTCTTTCACTATGATTTGTAAAATAGTATTCATCATTAATACCTACACTAACTAATATATTATCTGGATGAAAAGGTGATGGGTCATAACCACCCGTATCTGTTTTTTGCCACGATGTTTCTACGTCTACTGTTGTAATCATAGGTTCCTTTCTACTTCTGCTATTGTAATAATGTATTCTTTACCTTTATAATTTATTTCAAGATCACGTTCAAATTCCATTGAACTATTAATATGAAAACCTGATCCCACACACTCTAAATTTTTATGTTTATTCATAAACCTTTGAAATATATTACCTATTTCTAATACTCTTGATGGTTTTATTTTAGACTTCATATCTACTTATACTCCTTCTAATGGTACACACAGGCTCACCATGATAGCCATTTATTTTATTTTTACTTATACATAATGTTCTTATTTTATTTTCTAAATCACTGTTAGAGTTTCTACCTATACCAATAATTAAATCAGCTTCAGCAGCTTTACCAGTTTTAGAGTTTTCCATTTGATCAAATGAAATACTATTTCTATTGTGCGCATCAGCAGATGCTTGGGATATTGCAATAACTGCACAATCTCTTCTCTTTGCTATCTCTCTTACACTTGTATATATCTGTCTTAACTTTTCATCTGTTCTTGCATATGTGCCAGTTACATTTATTTTATCTAGCTGGTCTATTACTATGATATCTGGTTTATGTTTTTCACAATGTGCATCTATATCTTCCATTGACCAATCAACTGTATCAAACATTGATATGTTATTTTTTATTTCACTCCAAGAACTTTGTGCTACTTTTTTTTCTAATATTATTTCTTCTCTAGTCATACCAGTATAACAAGATATGGCTCTCATCTGTGTTCTTATTGCAGGCTCTTCATTTATAAACGCATGTATCTTTGCACCTTGTTCTGCAAATCCATTTGGTCCTGCACATAGACTAACCCAGAATGCAGTCTTACCTGTTTCTGGTCTAGCAAATGTTATCATTAAATTACCACCACCAATACCACCTACATTTTCTTTTAACACAGGTATGTTAAACTTCCATTTCGTAGTTACATCTAGCAAATCTAATACTTGTTCTACATCACTTGTAACTGCAGGAGTTTTTTCTTCACTGATATTTTGTTTATGTTTTTCTATCATACCAGTTATTTCTGTAAAGTTTGCATCTTTACCATTAAATATTTCTGTAGCCTCTACTGCTATTCTTTGTGCTAAATCTCTATCAGATAAGATACGCATTATATCTTTTGCTATCTCTTTGCTAGGCTCTTGTACTTCTTTGATATCTTCTACTAACTCACTAAACTTTTCTTTTGCAGCACGGGTCAATGCAGGATTAAATATTGCAGTATGCAAAGAATATAACTCATCTACTTTTATATCCTCTTCATATTTTTCGTGTGCTTTTTGTATTGTTTCATACAAAGAACTTATATCACCTGCAAATACAGTAGGTGATAACATACCTTTATGTTGAGTATAAAATTTTTTATTAAGCATAAGCCTAATCATTTGCTTTTCTATCATCTAACTCCTTTAATAAAATTTGATCTATTGTTTCTGCTATTGATTGATCTCTTTGAGTCCAGTTATTTTTATTAGCTTCCCAGAGATCGTACTTCCATTCATTCCATTTAACTAATATTTCTTTTTTCATACTATCATTCATAAAATATTTTCCTTATCTGTTCTGTGTTATAGTATTTAAGATCATCTTCTAGTGGTTTAACTATTACATTTGGATATCCAGAGGATCTTAAATTTTTTGCCATATCGTATGCTTTTGTTGTAGCATCTCTATCTAAACATATATATAATTTTTTATATGGTTGTAAATGGCTTTTGTGTATTTCTTTTAATTTAGTTCCCATAATAGCTATACCAGTTAATATATTAGATACTGCACAAGCTGACGGACAATCTTCTACAATTACAGAATCCTCACACTCACCACATTTAAAAGGCACGTCTTTATTACCATACATATACCACTTTGGGTAATCATTTTTATTTAATGCCCTACCCACTGCACCTACTATCTTATGGGAGTATCTATTTTTAATTAAGAATACAACTCTATCTTGCTTTACATCATATCTAAAATCTGCCCTACCCCACGACCAAGCCTCCCAACAATTATTTGTAGATAGCCAACGCATAGCTTTTTCATTAGAATATATTGATTGAAAACTATCTGGTATTGGAAAGTCTTTATCTTCTATGTGTAATTCCTGATTACCATGAAGAACTTTTTCTACATAGTGCATATTTTTTTCTCCTTCTTTTTTTCCTTTTGCTTTACAAGACGCATGAAAACAATACCAACTTATTTTATTTTCTGTAGTATCTACGAGTAATGTATTTTTATTATTACAAAATGGACAATCCATTCTAATGTTTGTATCTGGTGGCACAAACAAACCTTGCACAACTGCTAACTGTTGTCTATAATTCAAATAGGTACTTCCTCGTATGTAATTGTATATTTATCTTCAGAAAAGAAAGAACTCTTTTCTACTTTCATTAAATTATTATTTAAATAATAAGCTACATTATTCTCTATTAGATCTGCATCTGGTTCGTTGTCGAATGGCATCACTGCTACTGCGTCTATTCCCATTCCGAATATTCTTACTTTGTATTTTTTCATTGTTATTTTCCTTATCACATTTTTGTTTATTTGTCAAGTTATATTCTTTTAAAGTCATAATTTTTATTTTAAGACCTTTTTCTTTTAACTCTTTTATTCTCTTTGGGTTCCAATAAATCATCCCCTTTCCTCCTTTTAAACCATGATGTATCTCTACCCTCTTTTTTGCACCACTCATGATGTAATATTTCTATAGGTCTTATATTTTTATAATTCATCCCCCTCATAGTCTACCTTTTCTTTCTTTTCTTGTTCTGTATGGTAGTTTATATTTATAAAAACTAATATTATTTTTTCTACTTTTCCATTCTACTACCACATCTTTTGCATCACCTGCTTTTGTATTAAAAGATATCATAGCTTTTTTTAAACTCATAGCTTCTATATCTTGTGACTTATCTTGTGTTATAAATTTATATGTTATCATTTATTCTCCTCTTTTAAATTATCATTAAAGTGTAAATCTCTGTCCTCTTCTGCTGTAAATATAAAACAATTAGAATTTAATCCATCCATAGTATTTACACACATACAAAGTTCTTCAATATCCATTACAAATTTACTTTGTTGTTCTATGTCATATCCATATATTTTCATTAATGCTCCTTATAGCTTACTTGTTTAATTGAACGACTCCAACAGGCACGACAACTACCACACTCGCCATCTTGTTTGTAAGCAGGGCAATCTCTACCTATTGCAGGTTTATCTTTGTGTACACCAGAAGTCCACTTCCAAAAATTAGGTGGTGGGCTATCTACTTTGATTGCTGATACACGCAAACATAAATTTTTTGGCACATCTTCTTCTTTGATTTGTTTTATTATTTGATATTCTCTCGTAGCCAACCAATGTTTTATCTGTGGTGTATGCTCACACACCTCAAATATTTTCATTAGATGTGAATAAGATTGTATATCACCTGCATCAAACCACCTGTGATATCTCTTTGATTTGTCTATGTTTTTATATTTTATGGTCAGTAGTTCTGCCATATAATCTACCCACTCATTTAGCTCTATTGCATTTCTTCTAACTTCATGTGCATTGAATACATTTTTAAATACATACCTACCTTTTAATGCATAACAAGAATGGCAGATAGTGCCTTTTACTTTTGCTAACTTTGATCCTGTCTTACAATGCTTTGCAGATATACCCCAACCAAACGCAGGCATTTTACTTGGATTAGATAGTGTGCCTATCTTTTTTTCTATATCTTTAATCTTCATCTTGCTCACTTTCGTAATCATTTAAAAGAGAGTCAACATAACCTGCAGTATCATCATCAATTTCTGTTATAGTTTCTTCAGTTCCATCACTCCAAGTTGCGATTATTGCCCAACCACTAATTATTTTTTTCTTTTTCATAATATAACTCCTACAATAAAACCAATGATAAACCAAACAATCTCTGTTCGGTAGTACAATGACAATATATTTATCTTACTGATTATCTTTTTCATATTTTTTTATCCAATCTTCTGATACCAAATCGTAATTCACTTTGTGTTATGATACCATTCTTATAATTAAATTGCAAAGTTTCATACAATTTTTTTATGTGATCGTGTGTAGTTCCTGCCATATCACACCACAAAGAACAATCAGCAGTATAAAACCAATTCTTTGCTTTTGACTGTAGTGCAGGGCTAGACTCACTATTACTTAATATACCAAATGCGTCTTCCATCATCACTTGTATTTTAGCAATGGCTAACTTTTCATCTGGTGTTTTTTCTTTTTTTTCGTAAAACATATTTATCCTTATAGCACATTTTACTAATTGTGTCAATGTGACTCGTTGTTTTTTTTCTTATTTTATGTTATAGTATCCTGTCGTTGCAGGGGGGTTAGTATATATCATTCAGTATCATCTCTCTTCCATTTCCTACCTAATAGATATTTTAAGTTTTCTTTTCTTTTTCTTTCTTCTTCTACTTTATTTATTATATAGTATCCT